GGTGGAGGCTTACAACAAGCTCTTCAACCCGCTGGCCGACCCCAACGCCGAGCTGAAGGCGCGAGTCGAGGCCATGGAGCTGCAGCAGCGATATTCTGCGGCGTACGCCAAGGCCAACCCCTCGCGCTCTCAGCGCTTGGGTCAGTTCATCTCCAACATGGCACCGGCATTCAGTGCGTTCAAGACGGCCGACAAGGCTCTCAACGGCGCGCTGAGTAGCAACATGAAGTCGGTGTTCGAGGCGATGCAGAAGCCGGCGCCCAAGAAGTCGACGGCCAGCAAGGTCAAGGCCACCGCCACAGCGGCCAATGCGTACCGAAAGCGGAAGAAGTCGTCTGACAACACGGTCTTCGACATCACGTCCATGGGTCGCCAAGACGATCCCTTCAACCCCTACATTCCGCAGCTGGAGGCGTAATGGCCAAGGAACGAACTCTGCAAGACGTTCTCGACTCGATGACGCCTGCGCAGAAGGACCTTCAGGCCATCATTGTCGGTGCTGCCATCGAAGACCAGGATCTCTCGGGCAACCCGGAGATCGTCAGCGCCTACGAGGCTCTGTCCGACGAGCACAAGTTCCTGATCAGCTATATTGTCGGGATCGCGTTGGAGGATGGTCTGGAGCACGATTCCCTTCGAGTGGGCTCCTTCCTGTCACACTTCGGTGTGAAGGGCATGCGGTGGGGCGTCACGACGTCTCGTCCTGCTGGCTCTTCCACCCGGCTGTCGAAGTCGGCCAAGAACACAGCCGTCAACAGACGAGAAGCTCGTGACAAGGTGAAGGCTGGTAGCGCCACCCTCGGTGACGCACACCTGGCGGCGCTCAAGTCAACGGGCCATCGTGCACTCAACGTGGTTGTCGGCGACAAGACGTACTGGAAGCGCTCTGCGATCGCCGCTGGCGTCGCGGTAGGCGCTGCTGGTCTGATCGCTGCCGGTCCGATGGTTCTGCCGGCCAGCCTCATGGCGTCGATCGGCTCGACTGTGGCTGGCACGAGCGGTGTGGGTGGCTACGTCGCCGTTCAGGGTCAGGGCCTCGTCGCTCTGTCCACGATTGGTGCACAGGCCTTCACCAGCATCGGCGCTACCGGTGTCGGTGTGGGTCTTGGTGTCGCTCAGCAGGTCAACAGCGTGACCAACTTGGTTCGAGGGGTTCGGGGGAACACTCGAGTCAACAAGAGCTACGCCGCACTAGGCAAGGCGATCTCCCAGCGCCAGACCGCCGGAACCAAGAGGGTCAACAAGATCCTCAATCGTGATGGCGGCCTTCGCAACAAGGATCTGAAGCACGACACGTCCGCTGTGCAGGCGTTCTTGGCTCACCACGCCAAGGCGACTCTGTCCTAACACACCACACTCGCCGTCACTGGCTTGAGAGAAGGAACCGACCATGACTCTATCGAACACTGCGACACCTATCTACTACGGTCGCTTCCGGGAGAAGGTGCTGAGCGGGCAGATCCCTGTCTGTGCCGAGATCTCCATGGAGATGAACAGGATCGATGCACTCATTGATGACCCGGAAGTCTACTACGACGACCAGGCCATCAATGGGTTCATCGCCTATTGTGAGAAGGAATGCACTCTCACCGATGGTTCCGATCTCCACCTGTTGGACACGTTCAAACTGTGGGCTGAGCAGATCTTCGGCTGGTACTTCTTCACCGAGCGTCAAGTCTGGGAGCCGCCGACGCCACTGAAGAAGGGCGGTTATGTCCTCAAGGTGACCAAGAAGCGCCTCACCACGAAGCAATACCTGATCGTGGCCCGAGGCGCGGCGAAGTCGATGTACGCGTCCCTAATCCAGTCTTACTTCCTCAACGTGGATACCGACACCACCCATCAGATCACCACTGCTCCCACCATGAAGCAGGCAGAAGAGGTCATGGCGCCCATCCGAACGTCGATCACGCGCGCGCGTGGGCCTTACTTCCAGTTCCTCACGCATGGTTCGCTCCAGAACACCACCGGCTCAAGGGCCGAGCGCACCCAGCTCGCATCCACTAAGAAGGGTGTGGAGAACTTCCTGACTGGCTCACTGCTTGAGATCCGACCGATGTCGATCAACAAGCTGCAGGGTCTTCGTCCGAAGGTCTCCACCATCGACGAGTGGCTGTCTGGCGACCTCCGAGAGGATGTTGTCGGCGCAATCGAGCAGGGCGCGTCCAAACTGGACGACTATCTCATCGTGGCTATCAGCTCGGAGGGCACCGTTCGCAACGGCTCCGGCGATACCATCAAAATGGAACTAGCTGACATCCTCAAGGGCGAGTACTTGGCGCCTCACGTCTCGATCTTCCACTACAAACTGGATGATCAAGAGGAAGTCAGCATGCCCGAGATGTGGGTCAAGGCCCAACCGAACATCGATCTGACGGTGACGTACGACACGTACGCGCTGGACGTCGAGCGGATGGAGAAGGCCCCCGCTTCAAAGAACGACATCCTCGCCAAGCGCTTCGGCATTCCGGCAGAGGGCTACACCTACTACTTCGCATACGAGGAGACACTGCCATCTGAGTTCAGGCAGGACTTCTCTGGCATGCCATGCGCCCTTGGCGCAGACCTTTCGCAGGGTGACGACTTCTGTGCGTTCACTTTCCTGTTCCCTCTCGGCAATGGCGCGTTCGGTGTCAAGACTCGGAGCTACATTACCGAGCAAACGCTGCACAAGCTTCCTAGCGCCATGCGTTTCAAGTACGAAGAGTTCAGAGCTGAAGGATCTCTCATCATCTTCGACACTACGGTGTTGGACATGAATCAGGTCTTCGATGACCTGCAGCATCACATCGATGTAGAGATGCGCTACGACATCCGTTGCTTCGGGTACGACCCGTACAATGCGAAGGAGTTCGTGGCTCGCTATGAGCAGGAGTACACGCCTTACGCCGTGGAGAAGGTCATCCAGGGCGCCCGCACAGAGTCCGTTCCTCTCGGTGAGCTGAAGAAGCTGTCCGAGCAGAAGCTGTTGGTGTTCGACGAGTTCCTGATGATGTACGCCATGGGCAACGCCATCACTCTCGAGGACACGAACGGTAACCGTAAGCTCCTAAAGCGTCGTTCCGACGAGAAGATCGACAACGTCGCCGCGCTGATGGACGCTTGGATCGCGTTCAAGCTACACAAGGAGGAATTCGAGTGATCAACTACAAGGAGGTGAAGTATGGGTCTGGGTAGCTCGCTCAAGCACGCATGGTCGGCGCTGACGACGCCAGAACAGCACAACCCGCTGGGTGCCGGCGCTTTCGGCATCGCCTCGTCATCGACGCCGCCACAGCGGCCTCAGTTCCGGATCAACTCCGAGCGGACGATCATCTCGTCCATCTACACCCGGCTGTCGGTCGACTGCGCCGCTGTCCAGCTCGAGCACTGCCGTGTCGACACCGACACGGACCTTTACCTCGAGACCATCAAGTCCGATCTCAACAACTGTCTCAAGGTCGAGGCCAACCTCGACCAAGGCGGTCGTCATTTCCGTCAGGACATCGCACTCACTCTCTTCGGAGCAGGCTGTGCGGCCATTGTCCCTGTCGACACCACCTTGAACCCGATTACCAACGGGTCTTGGGACATCAAGAGCATGCGCGTCGGTACCATCGTGAACTGGCTTCCGGAGGAGGTCATCGTTCGTCTGTACAACGAGAAGACGGGTCAGTACCAGGACCTCAAGCTCCCGAAGCGCATCGTCGCGATCGTGGAGAATCCGTTCTACTCGGTGATGAACGAGCCCAACTCCACTCTCCAGCGGCTGATCTACAAGCTGTCGCTGCTCGACAACGTCGATGAGATCTCGAGCCAGGGTAAGCTGGACATCATCATCCAGCTTCCGTACAACCTCAAGTCGGATACTCGCAAGGCTCAGGCCGAGATCCGACGCACGGAGATGGAGACGCAGCTCAAGAGCTCCACGTACGGCATCGCGTACGCCGACGGCACCGAGAAGATCACTCAGCTCAACCGTTCTGTGGAGAACAACCTCCTCGAGCAGGTTCAGTACCTGAAGGGGGAGCTCTACAACGAGCTCGGTCTGACCGAGAACGTGATGAACGGTACCGCCGACGACACGGAGATGCTCAACTACACCAACCGGTTCATCGAGCCGATCATGGACGCCATCAGCGAGGCCATGGCACGAAAGTTCCTGACCAAGACTGCTCGCACTCAGGGTCAGACCATTCGATATTTCGACGCTCCCTTCAAGCTGATTCCGATCAGCCAGCTGGGCGACCTCGTCGACGTGCTGTCTCGCAACCAGATCGTCTCTCCCAACGAGGTCCGGCCTGCGCTGGGTCTCAAGCCGCGGCCCGAAGCTCAGGCCAACGCGCTCGTCAACAGCAACATGCCGCTGGATCAGCAGATCACTGGCGACGAAGTCGTCGAAGAGGATCCACTGGACGCGGCGGAGGATGAGCTGGACGCCGAACTGGCAGAATTGGGGATCGCCTGATGGTCAGCGTTCCTCAGAAGTACGACCCGCAAGCTCGCCGAGAGCGAATATTGCGGGACAGAGAGCTGAAGGGGCGCGTGAAGCGCACCGTCAGAAGGTCCGTGGCGCAGCCCCCTGGGCAGACGCCGCCGCGGTTCAACAACACCGGTCGAGAGGGTACTCCAGGCAAGTCACCCACTGCTCCCAGTTCATCCAACCCCGCCAAGGCCAGAGCACGAGTCACTCGGCTGCAAGGGAAGGTGTCCTCTCTCGAGGGGGCGCTCACCACAGCCCTGGGTGCGCTGGCAGAGAAGCGACGCGACTCCGCGCAAACAGAGAAGGAGAACTCTGACGGTAAGACAACCGTAAAGGAGAGGCAAGACGCCAAGGACTACCGGGAGAAGAACAAGGAGAAGATCGCAGAGAAGGAGAGGGCCGAATCCAAGTCCTCTTCCAGCGGTTCATCCAAGTCTTCTTCCTCGAGGGACGCTGCTGTCACCAGCGTCGCAGAGCTCGAGACCCGAGTCAGCAACATCAGGGGCGCCTTGGTCAAGGCCAAGAAGCTCCTTGCTGATGCAAAGTCTGCGGCAGGGTCGCTTTCCCATTCAGACAACCAGGTGCTTGTGCTTCGGCACGACGCTCCATCGAGCAGAAAGGAATCCGTCCTAATGACAGACGCGGATTTTGGTGGCTGGGCCACCCGACACGACGTGCAGTGCGCAGACGGGCGGACCATTCTGCCCGGAGCGTTCCAGGATCAGGACGGCGCGATCGTCCCCCTGGTCTACCAGCACGGTCACACCTCCAACGAGGACGTCCTGGGGCACGCACGCCTCGAGTACGTCCCGCCCTCCGATGGGAACGCCGGCGGCATGTACGCCCACGCGTTCTTCAACAAGACGCCCAAGGGCCAGATGGCCAAGGAGCAGGTCGAGCACGGTGACCTGAAGTTCCTGTCCATCTTCGCCAACGACCTTCGTGAGAAGGCTCGCGCGGGCGTGCAGCACGCCAAGGACGTGATGAAGGGCAACATCCGTGAGGTCAGCCTGGTCCTCGCGGGCGCCAATCCCGGCGCCTTCATCGATCACATCTCCTTCGCCCACGGCGAGGAGGGCGAGTTCGAAACCGCCGCTGTGATCTCGATGGGTCTCGAGGTCGACCTGCAGGACTCGCTCCTGCACGCCGACGGCGATGCTGCATCGGACGACAACGAGGAGACCTTGCAGGACATCCTCGACACCCTGGACGAGAAGCAGTCGACTGCGGTCAACTTCCTTCTCAGCCAGGCCCTCACTCACTCCGACCTGGAGGAGAGTTCGAGCGACGCGGGCACCGACGAGGCTGCGGCCAACGAGGGAGAGGCTGCCGGCGACGCCGGTGACGCCCCTGCTTCTGACGCTCCGGCCGACGAGGCACCTGCTGACAACGAAGCCGACGCTGTCGGCGACGATGACACCAACACCGACGGTGACAACGCCACCGACGCAGCCCCGGGCACCGACGCCTCGGGCGACGACAACCTCCAGGAGGACACAAGCATGTCGCACAACATCTTCGACCAGTCCGGCACCGCGGGCGCCCGCCCGTCGGCTTCGCTCCAGCACGGCACCACCTCGCTCGAGGACGCCCTGCGCGCGGTCGTGAAGGACGCCAAGCGGAACGGGTCTCTCAAGGAGGCCCTCGAGAACTACATCGAGCACACCGGCATCATGGTGAACGGCACCCTGCAGCACGGAGTCGAGAACCTCGACTACCTGTTCCCGGACGCCAAGACCATCGAGAGCTCGCCGGCCTGGATCGCCCGCCGCATGGAGTGGGTGGACAAGGTCCTCAACGGCGTGCGCAAGAGCCCGTTCTCGCGCATCAAGACCATCACCGCGGACATCACGCCCGACGAGGCGCGGGCCCGTGGTTACATCAAGGGCAACTTCAAGAACGAGGAGTTCTTCGCCCTCAGCAAGCGGGAGACCACCCCGCAGACCATCTACAAGAAGCAGAAGCTGGACCGTGACGACGTCATCGACATCACGACGCTCGACGTCATCGCCTGGCTGAAGGCCGAGATGAAGGTCATGCTGGACGAGGAGCTCGCCGCGGCGATCCTGGTCGGCGACGGCCGCTCCATCGGTGACGAGGACAAGATCCTCGAGAACCACATCCGTCCGATCGCCTCGGACGCGGAGCTCTACGTCACCACCGTCCGGGTCAACACCGACGACGCCGACAGCACCGTCGAGGAGCTCGTCGACGCCGTCATCGCCAACCGCCGCTACTACAAGGGCTCGGGCACCCCGACCTTCTTCACCACCGAGAGCACCATCTCGGCGTTCCTCACGGTGAAGGACAACTTCGGTCGCCGGCTGTACAGCAACCTCTCCGAGGTCGCCGCTGTGCTCCGCGTTTCCGAGGTCGTGCCGGTCGAGGTCATGGAGCGGGTCGAGGACCTGGTCGGCATCATGGTCAACCTCTCGGACTACACCCTGGGTGCAGACCGCGGCGGCCAGGCCACGATGTTCGACGACTTCGACATCGACTACAACAAGCTGATCTACCTGATCGAGACGCGCTGCTCCGGCGCCCTCACGCAGCCCAAGGCTGCGATCGTGTTCCGCAAGGTGGACGCTGCTCTGGAGCTGGTGGAGCCGCAGGAGCCGGACTTCGACGGTGACACTGTCACGGTCCCGACTCAGACCGGCGTGGTCTACAAGAACGCTGACACCAACGCTGTCCTGACGACCGCTTCGCCGGTCGCCGTGGCGGAGGGTTCGGCGCTCAACGTGGTCGCGACCCCGGCTGCCGGTTACTACTTCGGCAACTCGGAGACCGACCAGTGGACCTTCTCCAACCGTCCTGCCTGATCTGATCTGAAGTAGGTCAAAATGGCACGCTTCTTCGGCAAGGTTGGCTACGGTGTAACCGTAGAGACCGCGCCTGATGTGTGGTCGGACAGCATCACAGAGCGTGACTATTACGGAGATGTGCTCAACGAGACGGTTTCCCATGTGGAGTCCGACAAGGTCAACGAGGATCTGCGACTTTCGAATCGTATCTCTATCGTTGCCGATCCGTTTGCGCTTGGGCACTACTCCGACATCAAGTACGTCGTCGATGAAAGCGGGGTCGCCTGGTCTGTATCTTCGGTGCAGATCAAGCGGCCCCGCCTCATCTTGTCCACAGGAGGTGTTTGGAATGGAATTCGGCCCTAGCCGGAGGCCCACGATGAGTGCGAAGTTGCACGCCATCGCGGATCCCCATGGAGTCGCTGTCTATTTTCAGCCGCCTGAGGACAAGAAGCTGGACTACCCGTGCATCGTTTACGAGCTCGAGGACATCCAGCGTCGG